ACAATTACTTACCGTAGCTATGATAAGCGTGGTGAGACTGCAATCATTGCTGGTAAAGCTACAGACTTGCCTCGTGGAGACATTGACGGTAAAGAGTATTCAATTAGCGTTAAGACTTTAGGTAATGCTTTTGGTTACTCTCGTCAAGAACTTGCTGCTGCCAAAGTAACTGGTATGCCTTTGGAAGCCCGTAAAGCTGAAGCAACTCGACGCTCCTATGAAGAGAAAGTAAATCAGTTGATCTGGTTTGGTTCACCCGAAAATAGTTTGCATGGTTTATTTGATGGCCCTGCTGGTGCACCTTCACTTACTGTATCTAAAACTGCAGTAGATCCCGCTCAAGGTGGCACTAACTCTCCTGTATGGGGTGTTGATAAGACTCCTGACGAGGTTATTGCAGATCTTACATCTGCGTGTGCCAAAATGTATTCAGACACCAAGAAATTGTTCCGACCTGATAAGATCCTTATTAGTGTTGCCAAGAAACAATACTTGATGAATACTCCACGTTCTATCCACTCTGACGTATCTATCATGGATTGGTTTATTGCCAATAACATGTTCATTAAGTCTAGTGATGACTTTAAAGATATCAATGAACTTGATGGCGTCTATGATAATGCTGGTGGTGCATTTGACCCCACTGGTGGTTCTGGTCAAGGCTTTACTATTTGTGCCTCAGGTGCAGACAATGCACGAGTACGAGAGCCTTTCCCTTACATGCATTTGCCTGTTCAGTACAAAGGCCTAGAGTTTGAAATCAACTGCTATGGTCGCTTTGCAGGCCTAGAGATGATTCGTCCTGCAGCTTTCCAACACTTCTACGGCATCTAACCTAGAGGGCCAACAACATGCAATGGGTAAAGAATAATGTTGTTGGCCTCATAGGGTTAATCTTTGTCATGGGGAGTGCAACCTTAACTCTCTATGTAAGGACAGAGGTTAATGGTGGGGCCATCAAGCAACTTAAAGATACTATGGAGGTCATGAGCAGTACCCAAAACACACAGAATGTAGCTCTTCAAGGCTATGTTGTACGGACTGTGCAAGTAGAGGGTCAGATCGAGAGATTCACAGAATCGAATAGAAGACTAGTGGAAGCACTAGACAAACTTGATGCATTGTATGGAACTATCTTAGTGAGAAGTGCAGTGCAAGATGAACGAATAGAGCAAGTAAAGTCAACAGTCCGTACACTCGGACTTCATGGAAAATTGGAGAAATTATGAAAATTAAGAATAACACACTAGCTAACTTGTCTGTAGGCGCATTGTCAACACGAGGATCTGCAGATAAACAGTACTTAACTGTTCCTGGGGAAGCTACCTTAGAGATTGATGACAAGTTATGGGAGAAAGAGTTTAAAGACTCTGCTGCCGGAATGCTTAAGGCAGGTAACCTAGTTATTACTCAAGATGTTGAGAAGGGTGAAGAAGAAGTTCAAGCTGAGAAAGATGCCGCACTAGAAGCAGCTAAGAAATTAGTTGCAGAAGATATTGCAGCTAATAAAGTAAAAACAAAAGCAGCTGGTAAGTTAGAGCCAAAAGTAGCCAATAAATTAGAACCAAAAGCAGAAGGTTAATTTATGATTAGTGTGGCGGATTTTCAAGTTCGGTTTCCTGAATTTGCTGAAGTGAGTGATGATAGAATCCAGATGTTCTTGGATGACACCACACTTATTATGGGATCTAATGAAGGTAGGTGGTTAAACTTTTATGATGTAGCAAAAGCTTACTATACTGCCCACCTTTTAATTGTTGCAGAAGCTACAGAGGCAGGAGATAGTGGATCAGTAGCTCCTACCAAACACCAAGAAGTTGATGATGTAGTTATCAAGAATGCCATTGGAGATATTAGTCCCTCCGCAGAGGATATGTACAGTACCTCTTATGGCAAAAGATATATTAGCTACCGAAGGAAATGCTTCGCTGGAATTTATGGAGTGTAGTCATGGCAATGCAAATGAAGAGGGCATTCAATAAAAAGATGATGGTGCCTATGATTAAGGTATCAATAAGCCCAAGCACCTATGATGCGAACAATCATCTCATTCCAGGAAAGAGGGTACAGAGAATCATCCATGGAGTCAATACAGTGGGGAATAGATTCTCCCAGTACGATGAAGGTGAAGCTCTACATCCAGAAGATGGTGGTAGGAGGTTTAGTAACTATAGGACAGTCTACATCCTTAAGAAGTATGTATTAGATCTTACAGATATGATTATTCATAAAAATATTTTGTACAATATACTTCAAAGATCCGATGAAGAGGAGTTTGGATTCTACTCTTACCTTATTGAAAAGGCTGAGGATCAAACACAATGACACCAGATGAGGCTGATGTATTAGTAATGCAGCACATGGTTGATACTATGGTGGGTATACCAAGATTCTCGTACCCAGCTAGACAGAAAGGTGCAGATAAACCTAAGGGAGAGTTTGCACATATTCGAGTCTTGGAAGAGTATCAAGTCGGAGTTCCTAATAATATCGAGATATCAGAAACACCCCTAGAGAAGACTTATCAAATACATAGTCCAGCTAGGCTAAGGTTTAGAATAGGGGTGGTAGAGACAACTGGAATACCAAGTTCCAAAATAATGCATGGTTGGACTTCAGAAGCTATGAAAGCTTTGATGTTCCAAACTGGGTATGGCTTCATCTCCTGCCATCCTCTCTCAACTGAGGATGCATTGTTGGAGAAAGAGTGGGAGTACCGGAAAGGGTTCTCCGTTGAGATGTATGTAACCAGAGTATACCAAGAGGTAGTTAATACAATTAATGCTGCCTCTGTGGGGGTTAGGTATGTGGAAGGAGACCTGATAGAGTACTTAAACACTATTCAAATTAACTGATTAATAAGGAACAACTATGGCAATTGAAATCACCGAGTTTGCAAATGCCTCTATCTCTGTATCCCCTGCTGGGGCTGCAAGTGGAGACTTTGGAATCTTAGGTTTCCTCACAAATGAAGCAGGTATTAGTCCTGCTATTCGATCAAGAAGTTACACAGGCCTAGCTAGTGTAGGAAATGATTGGGATGCAACTTCTGAAGTCTACAAGGCTGCAACTGCATTTTATTCACAGACTCCAACACCAACAACCTTTGTAGTTCTCTCAGTATATGAGACAGATCAACCAGCTACTTTAGTTGGTGGTGCTGGCAGTGATACCATTGCCGAACTAAACAACATCACTGCAGGTAACTTCAATATTACTATTGATGGCATACCTGTGGCAATTGATGACCTTGATCTTAGCTCTGCCATTACTATGGCTGACGTAGCAACAGATTTAGAGTCTGCTATTACTGCAGAAAATGGTGGAGCACTGTGTACTGTCACTAGTGGCGACTATGGCCTGGAGATTAAATCTCTTGTGTCTGGCGGCGCATCAACTATTACCTATGCAGAGGGTACAGTAGGCCTAGGCTCAAGTGATGCAGCAATCGCATTAGGTTTTGCTCAACATCAAGGCAAGATCTCTGAAGGTATTGATGCAGAAACTCCTGTGGATGCTTTGGCAACTAGCTTAAGTATGGGACGTGACTTTACTGGTTTAGTTACAGCTGCCAAGTATCGTGACAAAATTGGTGGAGCAGCTGGCACAAATACAAGGGACATTGCAGCTTGGGCAGAAGGTGCTAAGAAGATTTTCTGTAACACCTCCAATGACCTAGCAGTACTTAATGCAGCTATTGACACCGATGTAGCCTCAGTACTTATGTCAATGTCTTTGCGATTCACTCTTACTACATTTAGTAAGGATGTTGGGGCCTACCCATCGGCCTCCGTATTTGGTAGGGCAGCTTCCGTTAACTTCGCAGCTGAGGGCAGTACACTTACACTCAACCTGAAGCAGATGCCTACCATTGTCGCAGAAGATCTTACTCCAGCTGAGTTTACAACACTTCGCAGCAAGAATGCATCTGCAGTTGTACGTATCGGTAAGACAAACAATGCCTTCACAGACTCCAAGATGGCATCTGGTACATGGCTAGATACCACTCACGGACTGTTGTGGCTAGAAAATCGTATCGAAGTCGATATGTTTAACCTCTTGTATCGATCAACTACCAAAGTTCCATACACACAGTCTGGTATTAACACCACTGTAAGTACTTTGGATCGTTCTCTGCAAGCTGCAGTACGTAATAACTTATGTGCTCCAGGATACTTGCCCGATGGCAGGTACTTGCCTGAAGGTTACTTAATCTCTCAGGTGCCATTGGAAGACACCCCAGCCTCTGACAAAAGCGTTCGCCAGTATTTTGGCCTAAGTTTTGAGATGACAGGTGCAGGTGCCATGCATGGTGTATCTGTAACAGGCGGATTTACAGAGTAAGAAACTTTTAAGACTAATGCAGCTACATGCCGAAGTTGCATTAGTTAACCCTATTACGGCAATGTGAGGATATTACTATCTATCAATACAGTTTCGCAAATGTAG